CGTGCATCCCGATTGGAAGCACCCCACCGAGATCAACTACGCGCGAGGCCGCGCGGTCGAATTCGTCCCACTGATGCGAGAGTCCTACCGGGAAGCCTCGGAGGCGTGGGTGGTCGAGCTGGCGACGTGGACGCCTAGCGACGAAGACGGCGCGCGCTTCCCCTGGGAAGACGGCGCGCTCGGGCCGCACCCCGACGACGAGAACGAGCCGCGCATGCCCTACTGGCCCGAGGCCGAGCGCACCGCCTGGTGCGTCTACGAGTCGGTGACCGACGGCACGCCCATCTCGCCCGTGTTCAAGACGCGCGACGAGCTGGTCGCGTGGCTGATGCAGCCCGCCGGCTCCGACCCGCTCGGAACCCGATGGGGCATGCAGGGGCTCTCGCGCGAGGCCGCGGAGAAGTTTGCCAGCCCGCGCGGCTGGATCCCTTCCGGCGCGATCAGCGACGGGCGCGCGCTCTCCGTCGAGGAGATGATCCGCTAGCAGACGCAGCCATCGACGAAGCGCCGACCCGTCCGCACGTTCCTGATTCCATCCGAACACGCAAGGAGCCCTGACCATGAATCGAATCGTCGTGAAGACCCCCGGACACGAACCCGAGATCCAGATGCGCGCGCCGATGAATCTGCGAGACCGACAGGATCTCGTCGGAGGCACGATCGCTCACGTCATTACGCACGTGCTCCCCCGTGGCACCGAGATGTACGCCAACGACGACGGCTTCGCGCTGGAGCTGAAGCCCAACATCTTGCTGCCTGACCACGTGCTGCCGATCGTCGGATGCATCTTCATTGAAGGCGTTGGCGGGCCCGATCTCGAAGCGCGCTCGCTCACCGACGAGGAAGCAACGGTGATCGTTGCGACGCTGAAGAGCGTCTCGCTGTAGATGCTCGACGCGTTCATCGTCTTCGCGCTGGCGCGAGTCGTTTACGGCTTGCGCTGGCGCGATGCCTTGCGTGCTGGGCTCGATGCGCTGCGTGCTCGCCCCGCAATTGAGTGCACGCGTCGTCGCGCCGCCGACGAGAAGCGCGAAGCACCCGGCCCAGATCAGCGCCTTGCCCAGCTCGTGCGTCGCTGACTTCGCCGGCGTGCTCGGCGGCGACGCCGTGAACACCATCAGGATCCACCCGAGCACCAGGCCCACGATGGCCACCGAGAGCGACACGGTTGCGCTAGGATTCATCGGAGCACTGTACCCCGGTCGCAACGACCGTTCCTAGGAGAAGTCCGATGACTCAGAAGATCCGAGTTGTGATCAAGCGCCCGGGCCAGCCGGCAACCATCGAAGAGCGCCTTCCGACGCGCGAAGCCTACGAGCAGATCGTGGGCGGCAAGCTGGAGGTGATCAAGCTCGAAGGCCTGCCGCGCGGCACCACGCTGTACGCGAACGCCGCAGGCAAGAGCCTCGACCTGGAGCCGTGCATCCCGCTGCTCGGCAAGATGGCGCATGCGGCGCTGCTCCAGGGCGTGCCCCCCCGCATCAAGGGCAACCCGCAGCTCGTCCCGAACTCCGCGACGCCGGCGGCGCAGGACGTCGGCGAGGAGGACGTGGAGGACGTGGTGGTGGGCACCATCGCCGTCGCCGGCTTCAATGACCAGCGCGGGCACCACGAGATGCAGATCCCCGAGGCGCAGGGCGTGGCGCGTCTCCTGGACACCCTCGGCATGAAGCTGAAGGAAGCCCAGGGCGACGAGGTGGAGCGCGAAGAGGTGCAGCAGGAGGACGCCGAGGAGGCCGCCGCGGAAGTCGCCGCGAGCGGCACCGGCAACGACTCCGGGCTCGGCTCGCTGCCGAAGAGCGACGCCGAACACCGCCGCGACAATCCGACCGAAGCGCCGCCGGTCAATGAGCCGCCGGCCTCGCCGCCGGTGGCGAACGTCTCGGCCGCGCCGCCGGCCGGCTCCCCGGTGAACCCGCTCAGCCCGCAGCAGCTCCAGGCCGCTCAGCGTCGCGATGAGCAGCTGCGCGCCGAGGGCGCCGCGAGCGCGAACCTGCACGAGGAGCGCCGCGCGAAGGGCAAGGAGGGCAAGGGCGGCGGCAAGGACAAGGACGACGACAAGAGCAGCAGCCGGAGCAAGGACGCCTAGAGCTTGCCGAGCTGGCCGCCCAAGCGCTTCGCCAGTCGCCCGAGGAAGCGCTCAGCGACCTGATTCGGATTGCTCGCGTACTTCTCGAACACGGGTCGGAAGAAGGGGCGGGGCGGGATCTGCACCACGATGATCCCCACCCCGCCTCCTCCGCCCGCGCCGCCCGCGCCGCTCTGACTCTGCCCGAGCCCCGCAGCTCGGAACGCAGCCATCAGGAAGCGGCGCATCTTGGGCGTGATCTGGATGACGATGGGCTTCGAGCCGAACTCGTTCATCTCGGCGATGTTGGCGACCTTCGCACCGCCCGGGCCCTTCGCGCTGCGCAGGATGCCCACGAAGTAGCCGTCACCGCTCTTCTTCACGCTGATGCTGTTGCGCAGGTCGCCGCGGTTCATCAGCGGCTTCGAGCCCTTCATGCCCTTGAAGCGACGGATCGCGAGCGTCGTCGGCGACAGCGGCTTGAACGCCTTCCCGCCTGGAGCTCCGCTCGTGATGCCTTGGATGATCTGCTTCGCGAGGAAGTGAGCCTCCTCGCGCAGCGCCTGGTCCTGCGCCTGGTCCCACTTCGAGATCGTGTCTTCGAGGATCTTCAGGCCCGTCGTCCACTGCCCGGTGAGCTTGCTCCCGAAGCCGCCGCCGAACACTACGCCGCTCCGCGCACGCCCTGCTCCCGGTCCTCGAAGGTCACCAGCAGCAGGTTGCGCGAGCGCCCGATGCCGTAGCTCGTGCCCACGACCTTCGTCGCGAAGAGCCCCGGCGGGTTGCGGAAGATCTGCACCAGCTTCCCCGTGCAGCGCTCATAGATCGCGTGCAGCCGATCGCCCTTGCGGATCATCGCCTCGCCGGTGGCCGGGTCGACCATGCCCAAGCGCTCCAGCGTCGCGAAGTGAAACACGAGCGTCATCGTCGAGTCCGGCGAGTCGCCGCCGATCATCTCTTGCAGCGCCTCGAGATTGTTGCCGATCTCCACCTGGCAGGGCAGGCGTCGATGTGTTTCCTTGCGCGCGCTCTCGCGGTCACCGTCGACGGGATCGGTGTGCACGACCACCTCGCCGAAGTCCGGGTCGTAGCCGCTCGGCAGCGGGCCCGGACCATCGGGATCTGCCTCCGTCGCCGTCGTGTCGAGCTGCGCCAGGTCCACCTCGAACGCGTTGATCAGTCGTCCTCGCATTACGACCCCTGCTGGAGGTACGCGCGCCACTTCGAAATGTCGGCGTGGATGGTCGCCAGCAGCGCGTCGATGTCACCCATCGCCTTGTTCTTCTCCAGCACGCGCCCGCCGTAGTGCATGGTGGAAGGCAGCCGGTAGATGTCGCCGGCGGTGATCACGCAGATGGGCATCGCCTGCATGCCGCGCGTGCCCATCTCCGCCTCGATGGCTGCCTTCACCGCGACGCCGCTCATCTTCGGCAGGCCGATGTCGAGCAGCACCAGGTCAGGCAGCACCGAGTCACCGAAGATCTTCTCCAGCGCGTCGATGCCGTTGACCGCGCCGCGCACGCTGTAGCCGACCTCGGTCAGGATCTGCATCAGCTCGATCCGCAGGTCGTCGTAGTCCTCGACGACGACGATGTGCTCGGTGCGCGGCACGGTGGAGTCGCGCCGCGGTGGTCGCGTGACCGGCCCCGTGCGCTCCCACCGCGGCGTGACAGGCCGCGCCAATGGCGGAGCGTCGACGACGGGAACCACCGCGAGCTTGCGCGTGGGCGCGCCAGGCGAGAAGAGCCGCGGCGTAGGCGTCGCCGCCTCGCCCTCGCCCTCCTCGCCCGTGTTCTTCTCGTCGTCTTCCTCGCTCATGCTGCCCCGAGGTTTGGTGGTCGGGTATAGGAAACCAAAATCGAATCGATGTCCGGGTCTCCAGTGCCGGCGAATGCGCCCGCCGAGTAGGCTCGCGGCGCCGCGAGCGTGTACGACTGATCTCGCGTCGTCTCGCTCAGCAGGCGCGCGCGCCGCGAGAAGTCCTCGCGGCAGTCCAGGTGCGTCATCAGGTACATCTCGCGGAGCGTGATCTGCATCGTCGCGTGCCGGATCATCGCCGGCGTCGCACCCCACGGCGAGCCGTCCGGGTCCGTGTAGCCGAAGCATCCGGCCACCTCGATGTTCTGCGAGCCGCGCGGGAAGCCCAGCGCACGGAACGACAGCCCGCCGTAGTAGTCGTGCTGCCCGCCGTACAGGTCGTATGCCGCGTGGAAGAATTCGATCTTCGGCGCATCGCGATCGTCGGGGTTGGTCAGCTGCTGCGACAGGTGGCGGTTGAACACGCGGATGGTCTCCGGGTCCACGTCGTCCTCGGCCGAGATGTCGATGTCGCTGTTGGCGATCGCCACGTAGTCGACGGCGACGATCGGATCGTTGATGAGCAGCCCGCGCGAGCCCGGAGCGCTGAAGCGCGGCTTCATGTAGCGCGCCTCGAAGAAGCGCGAGGTGACGCGCTCGACGTACCGCGATGCCTTCACGATCGCCGTCTGGAGCCGCATGTCGCTCACCGCGTCGTTGCCGGTGCTCGGCACACCTTCCGCGCGCAGGTCAGCGAGGAAGGCGTACGCCGGGCCGGTGAGGAAGGCCCCGCGCGCGGGCACCACCTCCAGCTCCTTCCAGCACGACGACCATGGCTCGCTGGAGCTGAAGCGCCAGAAGAGCCGCATGCGATGCATCCCCTTCGCCGGCGCGATGGGCGCCGTGAACGGGATCACGTAGCGGCCGCGGTCGAGTCGGTTGCCGCCGCCGAGCGTGATGTCGACCGCATCGCGCGCCTGGACCTGGACGGGCGCGCCCATCTTCGTCTCGTCGCTGACGTCGTAGACCTCCACCTCGAGGCCAGCGAGATCTCGCATGCGCCCGTGCTCGTCGCCGGCGATGAACACCATGACCGGGTTCATCGCGTCGTTCGTCTCGCCGTTGCCCAGCGACCACATGGCTACGCGTTCCCCTCGGCCTGCGCCGTCTGCCGCGCGAGGAGCCCTTCGAGCAGATCGACGGTGCGCTCGGCCTCTTCGGCCGCGCCGGTCTGGAGCATGCCCTGGTCGTGGATGACGGTCGCGACGTCACCGAGGCCGGTCCCCAGCCGCTGCGCCTGGTCGACGAGGACGGCCGCGACCAACGACGCCAGCGTGAGCCGCTCCCCGCGCGCCTTCGCGCGCTGGCGCACCAGCTTGATGCGCTGGACCAGCTCGCCGCTTTCGAGCTGGGCGCCGATGTTGATGCGCTCGCTGGCGACCAGCTCTTCGCCGTGCGCGCGCAGCGTGCGCGCGCTGGCAACGGTCGCATGCCCTTCCAGGCGCAGGGCCGCCGCCCGAGCGCGCTGCGCCCTTACGTGTCCGTCGTGCAGCATTGCGTGATCTTGCCACGCACGCGGCCAGGCGAACAGTGCCGGACGTTTACTTGCGCGTCGAACGCAGCTCGCGCTGCGAAGCAATGTCCGCGGCCGCGTCCTGCTCATTCGTGCCGGGCTCGACGATAGGAGTCCTCCCGACGAGCGCCTCTGCCTTTCCCCAACCCCCCGCCGACGCAGATGCTGATGCGCGGTGCGCGCGCTCGGCGGTCTTGTCGGTCAGGTCGCCGCTCTGCACCTGCGCCATCGTCTCGCGATGAACACGCGCCGGCGCGTGCACCGCGGCGATCGGCGCCGCAAGCGGCGCGACCGGCTCGACGGCTTCGATCGCTTCCTCCGCGGCCTCGGCCTCGGCGAGCGCGGCCTCCTCGTCACGGATCTCGGCGTCCTCGTCTTCCTGCATCTGGTCGAGCACGTCGCGTGAGCTCATGCCGTCCGGGGGCATGACCGGGATCGGAGACGTGTCGCGCGCGGCCGCCAGCGATCGCGTCGTGATGTCGTTGACCACGATGGCGTCCTTCGGCCGCGCGCGCATGATGTGGCGCCGGCGCTCGTCGCGGTCCAGCACCTCGGCCTCGTGCAGCGTCTTGCAGATGTGGAACGCGCTCGGCAAGTCCTCCTCGCCGGCGGCGCCGGGCAGCGCGCCCTCGCGCGTGGGCACCGTCGCCAGGTACCGCGCCAGGCCATCGGGCACGCGATACCAGCCCTTGCCCACCTCGAACTTGAAGAACTGGCCATCCCAGTTCATCGAGAGCATCTGGCGCACGTTGCCGCGGCGCGGGTTGAACGAGCGGAGTCGGACGAGCTTCGTTCCGGGGATGTTGTCGGGCGTAGATGCACGAAGGGCGGCAGGCATGCTCAAGAGCTTACCCGCCGCCCTTCCGATGCGGCAACCAACTTCGCGAAGGTCAGGCCTTGCTGCTCTTCATCGCCGCGGGCGAGCAAGTCGCCACGTAGTTGGTGTCGCCCACGCCGCTGTCCGCGTCGAGCTTCGCCGCCAGGGTGATGACCTTGCCGCGGACCTCGGTGATGTCGTCGACGAGATCGCGCAGCGCGGTCGCCAGATCCGGCGAGCCGTTCGAGCCTCCGGGCTGCATGTTGGCGCCGCCGGCGCCGAATCGATCCGAGATGGCTGCCATCGTCGTGCTCCCTTCTCAGCTCAGAAGCTGATCACGAGCGCGTTGTACGAGATGGCCGACTGGTCGGTGACGGCGCTCTCCGCTCCCGACGAGCGCACGCGAGCGAAGAGCTTGTCGTTCGCGTGGTCGTACTCCAGCTCGCTCAGCGTCGCCGGCGGGCTCTGCGGGAGCACGCCGATGATGTTGCGGCCCTTGTCGCCCACGGCCGTGCGGAACTTCGCGAGGAAGCCCGTCGAGCCGCCGGCGGCATAGGTGCCGTCGCCCTGGATGTTCACCCGGTCGTAGAAGACCGGGCCCTGGGCCGCCACCGTCTCCACCTTCGTCACTGCACCGATAGCACCCATCTCATCCTCCGGATCGGGGGCGCGGCATGGCCGCGCTTACTGCACCTTGAGACCTACTGCTGCTGCTGCTGCTGCGTGCCGCCCGATCAGGCGACCTTGATGTTGGTGGCGCGAACGACCGCCGGCTCGTGCGCGAACTTCACGTCCATGCGCAGCGTGGCGACGATGATCAGCACGCCCTCCGAGACCAGCTTGTCGGTCTCGATGCGGATCTCGCGCCAGATGCCCACGTTGATGTTCTTCGGGTCGATGAGCAGCGCGTTCGTCGAGTTGCTGCCCACGCCGAGGTTCTCCGGGAACGCGGGCACGCCCACGATCGGGATGCCGGCGTAGACGACGGGCGCGTTGCCCTCCAGGAACTTGTCGCCCACCGCGGTCGCGCGCTCGGCGAGCGTGTTGCGGTAGTCCAGCTCGCTGTCGATGCTGGTGAGGATGCGCAGCGCGCTGCGGTTGCGCATGAACTCGGTCGGCATGGTCTTCACCATGCGGTCCCAGATCACCTTCGACGACGGCTGCGTGAGCGCGTCGTAGGTGTTCGAGGTGACGCCGGCGAGCAGGCCGTTGAAGGCCGAGAAGACCGGATCGGGCGAGCTGACGTCGCTCTGCACGATGACCAAATCCATGTCGAAGGCAATGCGCTCCGCCATGAGCTGCATCACCGTCTGGCGAAGCTGGCCCTTCTCGATGGTGTCCTCCAGCACCTCGTTGTTCAGCCGGACCTCGCCCTTGAAGAGCTTCGCGTCCAGCTCGACGGCCGAGGTGTCCGGCTTGCTGCGATCGGCCTCCGCCAGCGCACGGGCCTCCGTGCCGCGGCGCAGGATCATCGAGCCGAAGCGGATCTTCTCGATGACCTGCTTGTGCGCCCGCATGGGCACCACCGTGGCCATCTTCATGACCACGGCCTCGTTGATCATGATCCGCATGAACTTCTGCGACTGTGCCGGCGCCAGCAGGCCGCCGTTCGCCGTCAGGTCCGCCAGTGCGAGATCGGCCTTCTCCAGGAGCGTCCTGTTGTGAGTCACCGCCGCTGCGCCCATGTCTTCTCTCCTCGCCTCAATGCCCCGCAGGGGCCCGTGTTGATCGTTCGCCCGCGTGCTTCGTCAGTCGTCGTAGAAGGAGAATTCCTTCCGCGTGGTCTCGCGCGTAATCGGCCGGTTCATGTCCAGCGGCCACTCCACCTCGTCGTCGGACTTCTGCGCGGCCGTGCGCTCCACCTCCGGCTTCGCGGAGTTGGGCTTCACGTCCTGCTTGCGAAGCAGCTGGAGCTCACGCTCCTGACGCTTGGCGACGCTCTTGAGATTCGAGATCTGCTCGACGAGCTTCGCGTCCGTCTTGTCCGTAGTGCCGTTCGCGCCCGCGGCGCCGGGCTCCTCGAACGACTTCTCCGTGGGCGCGGCCTTCTCGGCCTCTTCCTCCTCGGGCGCGTCCATGACCTCCTTCAGGATGCCGGACAGCTCGGCGAGAGCCTTGTCGAAGCGCGCGAGGCGATCCTTCGCCATGCGGCGGCCGACCTTCGTGATCGGCTGCGACGCGTCGGTGAGCGCCTTGTTCAGATCGGCGATGGCCTTGCCGACCTCCGCGTGCGCCACGGCGTCGTCGAGGTCCACGCCCTCGGCGAACTTCTGCGCGACGCCGACGAGCTTGCTCACGCAGTCCGTGAGCGCCGCCGCGGCCGCCTTGCGCGCCGCGCCCTTCTCCCAGGGCTTCTTCGACTCGCCCTTGCCCTTGTCGTCGTCGTCGTCCTCGTCCTCCTTCGAGTCGCCGCCGCCCGAGCCGGGCTTCTTGCCGAAGGGCGGAGCCTTCGCGCCGGGCGGGAACTTCTTGTCGGTCTCGACGGCCGCGCCTTCGGCGCCGGCTGCCGCACCGGCAGTGTTCGTCTCGCCTTCGGCCGCCGGCGCGCCGCTCTCGTCCTTCGAGACGGCCACCTTCTTGAAGGTCCCGTCCCCGTTCGGAATGAGCCTCGTCGTCATGCTGTCTCCGTCATCTCGCTTCACGACTAGGAAGCGGCGCTTGTTGGCTGCCCGGTCCACATTCGAGACTTCCTCGACCAGCATCTCGGTAAGCCGATGCTGCTTTCCGCTCTGCTGACGAGGCATCCGTGATCCCGAAATGCAAAAAGCCCGACGTGCCTTTCGGCAACGTCGGGCTCGAAACTCTCGACCACCCGCAGAGATCCGAGCGGACCTCCTTGGGCTCAGAAGATACAGACGGGGATCCGGCCGGTCAAGAAACGCCTATTTCGCTTGCCTCTGCATCTTCTCGATGAGCTTCAGCACCTCGGCCGGCGCGACGCCCCGCAGCGCCTTGATCGTCTCGACGCTGGTGACGAACATCGACGCGAGGAATCGCTCCGGGATGTGCTCGACGTAGACCTTCCGCGCCGCGGCCTGCGACTCCGCTCCGAGCACGACCTTGTACTCGTCGAAGGTCCCGTCCGCCTTCTTCTGCACGCACCAGTGCGCATCGGGCCCGCTCTTCGACGCGATGAACACGTCGATGCCCTCGCCGTCTCCACCGTCGGTGCCCTCGATGTCGCCGTAGTCGACCTTGTACGTGCGTTCCCACGCCTTGCCGCTCTCGTCGGTGCCGCGTTGCACGTAGCCCGCAGGTCGATCGATGTGCACCTCGAGGCCGTTGAAGTTCACCTTCTTCACCGTGTCCGCCGCGTCGCGCTTGCCCGTGGGCGTGCGCTTCGCGCTGCCACCAATCGACAGGCCGGTCACGTCGCCGCCCTTGATGAGCTTCCACAGCTCGTCGTCGATGATCTTCTGCGCGAGCAGCCACGTGCCGGCCTTCACCTGCTGCCCGCCCATCTCGAAGTCGACGGGCGCGATGTAGCTCTCGACGATCACCGCCCGCCGAGGGTCGATGCCGCCGGCGTCCGCCTTGCCCACGATGCCGGCGCCACCACCGATCATCTTGCGGTGCATGAAGCCGAGCCGCTGGTAGTCGGACATCCACTTGTGCGCGGCCTGGCGCACCTCCTCGTGCGAGTAGATGTCCTGCTGCGCGTCGGTCACCTCCGGCTCCAGCACGATGCCCAGCACGAAGCGCTCGTCGGCCGGCGCCGCCGCCTTGCAGATCGTCGACCAGCCCGACCAGCCCTTCTCGACCGCGCGGTCGATCTTCGCGGCGAGCTCCAGGTCACCAGGCGTCGCCGGCGACGGCGCTGGCGCCTCGATCGGCTCGTACGTGCGGCGCACGCGCGCAGGCTCGCCGGCGATCGAGAAGATGCCGCCCTCGTTGCGGTACGGCGCCATGAAGAGCAACCCGTCGTGGCTGAACACGAAGGCATCGTCGTAGGTGTCGACCACATACGCCGGGCACCCGCCGCCCGGCATCCTGGGCTCGAACACGGACGACAGCAGCGCCTGGAGCCCCTGCTCGCGGTCCGACGCGGACGCCTCCGCCTTCGCCACTCCCGGCGGCGGCGGCGGGTCCGCGCGAGAGCCGTCCTCGAAGGTGCGCAGGAACGCCGCCCGGATCTTGTCCTTCTCGTCCTCGTCGAGCGCCTCCCATGCCTCCTTCAGCTCCGCGCGCAGCTCGGCCGACATCAGCGAGGCCACCGCTCCGCTCCACTCGTCCGGCGGGCCCACCACCAGCAGCGCCTCGCGGGCGCTCTGCTGCTTCAGCACCGGCTCGTACCACGCGAACGCGTCCACCTCGGTCATGGGCACGTACACGATGCGCTCGCCGTCGACGGCTGCCCCGGCGCCGGCGGCCGCCTCCGGAGACACGCTCGCCCCGGCCGACATGAACACGCGCACGTTGTCGCCCGCCTCGTCCACGATCGCCTCCACGTCCTCCATGGTCCATCCCTCGATGCTCTTCTGCGCAATCTCGTAGTTGGAGACCAGCAGGTGCGTGATCGTGTCGTTGCTCGGGTCCGTGCCTCGCGTGAACCGCAGCGTGCGCTCCTGCGCGAGCTTCTTCACGTGGAAGCCCGACGTGTCGAGCGCGCCCTTCGTGCCGTAGGTCAGCAAGAACTTCCCCTTCAGCCCGTCGAGGCACTTGCGGAAGGCCACCTCGTCGAAGCTCTCCTCGCCGACCTCGCGGTTGTAGCCGGCGTACGGAGGATCGAGGAACCAGAACATGTCGGGCCCGTCGTACTCCTTGAGCACCTCGCGGTAGTCGCGCGCGGAGATCTTCGCCTTCGCCAAGCGGTCGCGTGCCCACTCCAGCCGGCCGGGGATCTGCGACGTCACACCCTCTTGCGTCGCGCCCGCCCAGCTCTTGCGGTGGCGCCCGTACCCGAAGCGCGTGAGGTAGAGGAACTTGTGGATCTGCTCCGCCGTGCTCGACGGCGTGGCCTTCAGCAGGTTGCGGTAGAAGCTCTCCTCGCCCACCCACTGCATCGCGCGCACGGCGTCCAGGTCCGCGCCCGTCGCCTTCTGCAAGGCCTTGTAGACGCCGGCGACGTCCGCATCGATGTCGTTGATGACCTCGAGGCCGCGCGGCTCGATCGAGAAGAAGAGCGCACCGCTGCCGAAGAACGGCTCGCCGTAGCCCTTCGTCGCCGGCACCAGCGGCGTCAGCTGCTCGACGATGCTCGACTTGCCTGCGGGATAGCCCACGAGCCCAGCCGCGTGCGCGCGGCGCTTCTCGATGTCCAGCATGCGCCGAGCCTACAACGAAAAAGCCCCCGGCCGCGTGGGCGACCGGGGGCGCGAGCTGGTGGCTATGCGCCCTGCTCGTAGCTCAGGCCGGCGGCTGCTCGTCGTCGAAGCCCCAGTCCTTCGGCACCGGCGCCGTGTTCAAGTCCTCCGGCCAGCCGTCTTCGTCGAAGCCCTTGGCGACCTTCGTCTCGCTCTCGTCCTCGTCGCCCTCGCCCTCCTTCGGCCCGGCCTTCTCGACCTTCGCCGGCGGCGCGGCCTTGCCCTTGGCGTCCTTCGAGACCCACTCGCCCGAGCCATTCGACGCGAAGCCGTTCGGCGTCGACGGGCTCTTCGGGTCGATGGTGCGCTCCGACTGCTCGCGCGTGGCGGTCGTCACGTCGTTGTCGACCTCGATGCGCAGCGTGTTGGCGCTGCCCTCGAAGGCGTAGGCCTTGCCCACCTCCTCCGCGGCGACCATGGCCTTCTGCGTCTGCTGGCGCGCGCTCTGGATCTGCTCCTGGAGCTTCTCGATGCGCGCCTTGCGCAGCTCGCGCGTGGGCTCCGCCGCAGCCTTCTCGAACTCGCTCTTCGCGTAGGTCAAGAACTGCTCCTGCGTCATCTCCTTGATGACCGTGGTCGCGCGCTTCTGCACGGTGGTGACCACAGCATCGACTCGGGCGAGGGCATCCTTCATGTTCATCGCATCGACTCCTTCAGCCGCCCGGTACGACCCAGGACGCTCCCTTTGCGGGTTCCCACTTCACTCCGTCCAGCTCATCGCGCACGTACTGGGGCGCTAGCTCGTAGATCTTGTCGAGGCTCCAGTGCAGGTCCCCGCGGAGCTGCCCGAAGATCTTGTCCACGATCTGAAAGCGGCGCTTCACCTCGGCCTCCGTGATGCTGGCCTTGATCTGGTCAGTCACGAAGCTCTGCGTGATGCAGTGCTCGAAGAAAAGCGTCACCTGCCCCACCTTGTCGGCAGGAACGAGCGACGCGTACATGCCCGCGGCCATGCCCCGGAGACTACTGCTCGCCGGCAGGCAGAACAACCCTAGGCGTAGAGCGCAGCCATCACCTTGTCGAAGGCGGCCCGACGCGCGATCTGGTTCGGTCCGTTGTCGAGCCCCTTCACGTCGACGCCGCTCGGCTCCTCGAAGATCTTTCGGTGCTCCTTGTCGAGCGTCGCATCAGTCATCCCGAGCCCTTCGAGTGCTTCCCGCGATAGCGCGCCTCCGACCGGCGCCAGCGGCTCGCCATCGTCGTCGACGTAGTACCCGGCGTTCTTCCAGGGCCAAACCCTCGTGCCCTTCGGGCCGACGAAGTAACAGACCGCCAAATCGTCGTCGGACAGCTTCACGGCATCCGTGGTGCGGATGCGGCGCCCGCCGAAGGTGAACACGAACTCAGGCCAGGTCGGTTCGATGGTCCGTGGGAGAACGTACTTCATAGGTCACTCTCCTATCGTAGCAGGAACTTCGAGAAGTTCACGGAGCCTTCGGTTTCCGCGGCTTCCGGGGCTTCTTCCCCTCCGGCTCCGCCGCCACATCTTCCCCAGGCAAGATCTCCTCGCCCTCGATGATCAGGATCCGCTCCCTGTTGCGCCCCTCGGGGCGCGAGAAGCCGGTCACCCGGAAGTGCGCATCTTTCTTCAGCAGCACCTCGCACTCGCCCTCGCCAACCGATGAGATGTGCTGCACCGGCACGCCCGTCTTCTGGTTGAGCTTGAAGAGGATCTTCCACTTCTCCGCGCCGTAGCTGCTGTCGTCGGTCGGGCCTCCCATGAAGTTGTCGATCGAAACGTCGATCTTCCAGCTAGAGCTGGACGTGGCCGGCCCCGCATCGCCGAGATGGAAGACCTCCGAGCTCAGGTAGCGGTCGATGACGTTCTTCGGCAGGTTCCTGATCCCGCGATAGACCGTGCCAGGCTCCGGAGTCGCATGCTCGTACATCTCCTGAATGTGCTTCGAGTGGTCGTTTCGGCGACCCTGCTCCTCTGCGCTGCGGATCGTTCGGTAGTCGCTGCCGGTGAAGGCCTTCACGCCTCGCATCTGCTGCGGCGTGATGTTCCTCGTCGCACCGCTGATGCGCTTGCGGTACTCGTTCACCGGCTCTCCCGACGGCATCTTGTCGTAGTGGTACTTCTCGTACACCTCATCGAATAGCTTCGTGCGCGGAAGGTCGTCGAACTTGTCGACCTTCTTTGTCGTGCTGTACTGCTTGCCGATGAAGCGCGCCTCGCCCGGCTTGGGCGGCGGAGGCTTGGGGCGCGTCAGCTCGGCCAGCTTCTCTTCGAGAAGCTGCGTCCGCGCATTGAGCATCGACACGACAGCGTTCTTGTCGGCGCTGCCTAGGCCGCCGGCGATCTTGTCGACGTACTTCAGCCAGCCACCCTGCGCATCACGTAGCGCGACAACATCCTTGATCTGCTTGGCCACCTCCTCGCGGAAGTCGTCGACGCCCTGGATCCCCGCTACGCGCGCCACGTCCGAGTACTGCGGGTTCACGCCGCTATCGAAAAACTTGTCCCACTCCGTGATGGCGTTCAGGACCGACGCGTTCTTCCGGCCTGCCTTCGCGCGCATCAGGAAGGTGCCGCCGTTGTCGATGCGCATCAGCTTGTCGCCGGCGATCAACACGTTGTCCTTCGTCATGCCCACGGCATCCCAGTTGCCGGTCAGCACGTCGCCGACGAAGCCCTTCATGAACTTCTGCGCGCGCTCCTTCGTCACGCCGGCATCGCCGAGCGTCTTGCCGCCCTCGACGATCTCGCTCGCATAGGCGAGCTTGCCCTCGTGCATGAAAGCCTGGCTCACCGGCGCATCGCTGCCGAGCGCGCGGTAGATGTTGTTGGCCAGCGTCTCGGTGTGAGCTTGCGACGGGTCCGTGTAGAACTTGACGTAGCGCTTCTTGCCGTCGGTCCCGAGATAGA